TTTATGAAAATCTGTGCACCTTTATATTTAAATGTTTGATTTTATGGCAAATATTATATTGAAAGATATAACACCTATACACTTTCTAAACGCAGTTAGGTTACTAAAGGCTGATGATTATAGAGTTTATTGCACGTTAGATACGATAGAGATCAGATTTGATACAAAACGATTTTATACGCCCGAAGAAACTCAAGCTAGGTTTGATCTTTGTGAGCATTTGGCTGCATTTTTAAAAGAGTTGAAGAATTCCACTGTGCCAATAGATAAAGATGAATTTATTAAGGTTTTTAGCCCTGTGGCATCAAGGCAATTTTATAGAAGGTGATAACCGGCAAATTGCCATTGCCGGTTATTTTTTATGATAGAATTTAATTTTATTTTTTATGAAATAGTCTAATATTTAACCTCTAGCTATACGCCCTGATTCATCTTCAGGTACTCTCCATCTCCAATAGAACCCATTTCTTACCCAAACAACATCATTTTTCGAGCATTTCTTAAATTCTTCTAATAATTCTCGATTAAGAACTAGATTTCCTTCGCTATTCTCAACTAGATATTGTTCAAAGCTATTTTTTACTAAATAATCAACAACATCATCTTGGTACAAACAGGTCTCTCTTTCTAGCTTAGAAAGCATCCACGAAATTATATTATTTATTGACACCTTCCAAAGACTCCTCAGGAAATCGCCCTTTTTCCAATTTTTTTCCGGCAAACCATTGACAGGTGTAATACCCACTGAATTCTCTTGGTGCATCAATAGCTAAACTTGAGGAGCTTTTTTCGACAGCTTGCACAGTCATATCAGGCCCTCCTGATTTTAATTTGACAATATCACCGACATTAAAAAGATTTTTTTGTTTTTTAGTCATATTATATCTCCATATGTACTGTTCAAATAATGCTCTATGTAAGTTCGGGAGTTCTGTAACACCCGAACTTTACCGCAATATTCTGCGGTTAAATTGGTAATCTTCCTGTTTTTTCTAGCCAGATTCTTAGGAATTCATTACTATCTAGAATTGATTTTATATAGTCTCTATCTTCATAATCAGCTGTAGCTATCAAATAATTGTCTATAATTAACTTCAATTGTCTTTGATAGCTATCTTCATCTGGATATAGATCATATGTTCTCATACCTGAAATGCCAACATTAGCACTTATCAATTCAAAGTATTCTCTTGCCATTTTTCTAAAAAACAGCTCTTTTTCTTCATCGCATAGATTGTTAGGAATGGAAAAGAAAATATTTTGTTCTTGATGCAGTGCTTCAGGAATGGGAAAATCAAGAGTAATCTGAGACTCTTCAGGAACGAAGAAACCTTCTTCACCTAGTTTCTTAATTACAGTCTGATTGATTAACTCAATGTTTTTTTTACTAAGTTGTCTAGTATCGTAAGAGAGTCTGAAGTATCTCATTTACTTTCCTTTTTGTTAGCAAAATTAATGTAATCATCGTCTGTTACGTTATCTAATCCCTTCTTAATTAAAATCTTAAGAATTTCAGTATCTTTTATACTCATTTTGGTAAGCACAACAGCTTTTACATGTTCTTCTTGGACTTTTTTCCATGTTAGATCATCAATGTGTTTTGTCGGCATTTTGTGTTCCCTATTTCTACTTATGAAAAAAATAATATCATTTCTTAGAAAAAAAAGAAATTATTTTATTGACATCTAAGAAATGAGATTATTATAATTTGGTAAAATCTAATTTCTTAGAAAAAAAGTTTTCTTTTTTGAGGGGTACTTTGTGAACTTATTTATTGACTGGTTAGAGATAGAGCAGGACTTTGGGGTAGAAATCCCTGAAGAGCTTTTACTCTCTATTTATGGTCAATATTTAATGGTTGTTACTGAAGGCGGTGAAATTCAAAAAAGTAGAGTTACAGGTAAATACCATCATAAAGGCAGCTATTGTGATGAGGTTAGTATTAAAATCTCGGGTTCTGTTATTCGTATGGCAGGCAATCCAAGTAGATGGGGTCGAGTAGAAAATGTTTTTGGTTTTGATGCTGTAGATAGCTGCGTTTCCTGTTTTAATTCAATTCTTTCCTCTCTTAAATTACCTATCTTTACCCGTTGTACTGAAATTTTTTATCGTCAAGGTGAAGATGGTTCTAAAGTTTCAAAATTCTCTAATGGTGCAATTATTAAACGCCTTGATATTACTACAAATAAAGCAGTAGGACAGGGCAATGAGCGCACATTTCTAAAAGCATTATCACAGATTCGTTATAGAAATTCTATTGGCAGACTTCATACAAATGGTTGCACTACTGATTGGCTTAGTGAAAAAGGAAATGCCAATTTAATTTATCCAAGCTGTTATATAAAACACGAAGAAATGAGAGTTCATTCTTATGACAAGATTAAGCGTAAATTTGGTGAAGAATCAAAAGAGTTTAAGTATTACAGAAGTGTTTATGAGTACTGCAGAGAAAATGGAGTAGTCCGTTTTGAGCAAAAATTGAAATCAAGGTATTTGCAGCGTGAAAATTTATGTTATTGGGGAATTAGTGATTTTTCAGTATTAGAAAACTTACAGAAGGAGTTTATTAGTATGTATAAAAAGCTAAATGTAAGTCAATATGATTTAGAGACTATTGCTGAACAATTAGTTTCTCAAGGGATCGTTGATACGTTGAGAAAAGCGACAACTTCAGCATATTACGCAATGTTATGGGCGAGTGGCAAAGAATTAGGTCTAAAAGCGCGCCAATATGAGACACATCGTGCAAGATTAAGAAAAATTGGCATTGATATAGCTAATCCTTGTGATATTGAGAAGTTTCAGGCTGTTAGAGTTATTTCTTGTGAAAACATTATGGTGCGTCCGTTTAAAGCACCTGATTTTTATCAATTTCCAAGCAACGCACCAACCTTGCGTTTTGCTATTTAATTTTTAATCACCACTTAGGAGGAAATTATGCGTACCGGCTTTTATATTGTAGGTATTTTAAAAGGTTATAAATCATCATCTTTTACTAATCGTGAAACCGGTGAGGTAAAAGATCGTCATAACATGGGGGTTCAATTACAAGAACCTGACGGCTATGGTGGCTATAACACCTCAATTCAAGAAATTAAAATTGATGATCGTTCAATGAATGATTCCCTAAGAAACACAATAAATCGTTTGAAAGATAAATTAGTAATGGTTTTGGTATATCCGCGTGAATGGGCTATGGAAAATGGTCGTAAGGGTATTACATATAATTTCGATGAAAGTTCGCTTATTGAAGAATTAAAATCATGAGCGATGAAATAGAGATTACAACGAAGTTATGCCAATCTCAAACAGGTGTTAGTTGTAATGACGTGGTTTTGAAAATACCACAGACAGAGGCCGTCAAACTTCAATCTGTGGCATTTTCAATTAATGGAAATCAAAACTTCTCAGCACAAGATTTTATTCATCATGTTGATAGTTTTAGCTTTTCATTTGGTCTTGTGCTTATTTTTTACCTAATCGCTAAATCTGTAGGAGCAGTGATAGCAATTTTTAAATAAGCACGTCATTTTAACTCAATATAAGGAGTGTCTTATGTCATATTTAAAAAAATATCTCATTGCTGCTGTAGCTTTGGGGTCTTCCGTTGGTGCTTTTGCTGGTAGTGAATCAGCACAAAAAGTACAAATTGATGTTTCCGGTATGCTTAATCAAGTTGATTTTTCAACGGTGATTGCCGGAATTATCGCAGCAGGCGGTGTATTAATTGGGCCACGTATTGCAAAAATGGGTATTCGCTTTATTTTGGGGCTATTTGGCCGCTAAGGAAAAAGGAGGGTTTTCCTCCTTTTTTACTATTAAGGATTAGGTAATGTTTTTATGGGATTTAATATATTTTTTTCTTGGAATAATCTGTGGATTGGTCGTCGTTCTTGGATTGAGCAATTTATAATTTTTTTAGTCTTTTCTTTTTTTTGTACTTCAGCCTTTTCTGGAGGCAAATCTTTTACTGAAGAAAATAAAACCAAAGTAATGGTTAAAGACTTACTTGAGAGATCTTATAACAGAACATATAACTTACCTGCCGTTATTCCTAATTCCAGCGTATCTACCATACAAGAAGTTCGTAGAGCAAATGTTTTACGTAGTATTGCTAAAAAAGCAACTAGAGCATCAGGGGTTTTATATTCTAAACATCCTATTACGGGTTTAGCAGTTACTTTTGGTTTGGGATATTTTACTGACCAATTGATTGATAGTGCTTTTCAGAAATTTACTTCAGCCTCTCAAGATTCATTAGGTTTTTATGTGATGGCTCAAGATCCTAAAACAGGCATGTTAGAGAAAGTTTATTTAGAGGAAGAGCCATCTTTATTTAATCCGGTATTTGTAAATCTTCAAGATAACATGGTTTTTACTTATGAAGATGCGTATGGTTCTTGTCAAACATCTTCTTATGATGAAACACTTAACTGTACGATAAATAAACGTTTTGAAGAAAAGGCTAACCGGGCTCCATTAAATTCAACATTCAGTGATTTTAAAGTCATTTCTAAAGAAAAAAGCCCGATTTATTCCGATGGTTTAATGGTTAATTATACCTTTAAACAATGTATTAAAGGTTCATCTAGTGAGTGTTATGTACAAAGAGATTCATTTACTGTTAGGGTTATCAAGCAAAATAAAAGAGCTTCATCTACTAAACCTCAAGTTTTTTGGGGAGGGCAGGTTGTACCTGAAGAAAAAATTATTTTACAAGATGATACTCAAATCTCTAGTTTTGCAAAAAATGCGGTTTCATTAAATAGTGATGAATTCACAGATGAAGAAAGAAAAGTAATTTCCAATATTCAGCCAAGTGATGTTCGAAAATCTTTTACAGATCCATCTTTAACAGCAAAATATTTAAGAGGTTTTAGATATTCTGATGACATGTTTGATGATGTTAGCAAGCCAAATAGCTCTAGTAATACTAAACCCGAAGAAGATAAAAAACAGTCAGAATTAACATCAGGAAAAATTGACCTATCGGCTCCAAATGTTGATATGCCAGACGTTAATCCTCCTACAGCTCTTCAAATACTTGAGCCTTTTAATGAATTTTTCCCTTCTTTAAAAGATTTTAAGATTTCAGAAAGAGAAATTCAGTGTCCTGTTTGGAGTGGCCATATTCCATATTTAGAGGCGAATGTAACTTTAGATGGCCATTGCGATTATGTAGAAAGAAATAAAGACATCATATCATCTTTAATGTTATTGATTTGGGGTATTATTTCTTTAAGAGTTTTATTGAGTGCTTAGGGAGGGCAGTTTTATGTACGGAGTTATATTTTCTGCATTATCTTCCTTAATGCAATTTTTGATTAGGGGGGTGCTTGCGAAATTTTTTGTATTTTTTGCTTTGTTTTACATTACGATTGAGTTTATTCCTGTAGCTATAGAATTGTTTTTACCTAAGGATATTCCAAATATAAAAGACTTATTTAATGCGTTGCCTAACTCAATTCTTTATTTCTTATATATTCTTAAAGTTCCGACAGGTATAAGCCTTTTCATTTCTGCTTTGCTGTCTCGTTTTATAATTCGCAGACTTCCTGTTATTGGATAAGGCGGTATTTATGGCTATTTCTGCTTATGTTGGATTACCCGGGCATGGAAAATCTTATGAGGTGGTTAAATCTGTCATCATTCCTGCTATATCATCTGGGCGTAGAGTTGTATCTAATATTTATGGTTTAAACAAGAAATTAATAGAAGAGTATTGCTTATCGAAAGATAAAAAATTATCTCAAGAAAATTTAGGTGAATTAGTAGTTGTAGATAATGATGCTTGTTTAGACGTGGATTTTTATCCTTATAAAAATGCAATAGACAATAACATTGAAACCTTCTGCAAAGCAGGGGATTTAATCATTATTGATGAGGCTTGGCGATTCTTTCCAAAGAAAGAAAAGATCAATGATAACCACTTTTCCTTTTTGTCTGAACATCGTCATTTTATAGATAAAAACGGTATTTCTTGTGATTTTGTTATTCTTAATCAAGATTTAACTAATCTACAGCGTGAATTGGTAGAACGTATTGAAACCACATTTAAGATGACAAAATTGGTTGCCGCAGGATTAAAAAGTCGTTATCGGGTTGATGTATTCTCTGGCAATAAATGTTGGAAAACAGCAAAGACTGCTAGTTATCAGGAAAAATATGACAAATCAGTTTTCCCACTTTATAAGAGCTATGAAACTGATAATGGTAGAGAATTAGTCACAGATAAGCGTCAAAATGCGCTAAGTAAATCTAGTATTAAATATATAGCTTTCATAGCGTTATTTGTTTTTGGTTTTTCATTTTATAAGTTGTTTACTTTTTTTAATCTAGAACAAGATACAGTTCAAGAAACAACACAAAAGCATTCCATAGAATCAATACCAGAAAATCAGGCTGCTTTTATTGAAGAACAAAATAATTTTGTTCAATCACAAGTTGCACCTTTATCAACTCAATGGCGTATAACAGGGGAGTTACAAAAATCAGGAAAAAGTTTTGTAATTTTAGCAGATAACCAAGGGAATTTACGTTTAGAACCTCGTTCAAGCTTTAATTTTACAGGTCGGATGTTAGAGGGAATTATTGATAATCAGCGAGTAAATTATTATTCAGGAGTAAAACAATGAAATTACGCCGTAACATTTTATATCTGTTTTCTTTATTTGTTTTGGAATATGCACAAGCAAAGAATGTAGATTTTAAATTGGAATCAGTGCCATTACCTAAAGCGGTAGGAATGATTTATGATGAAGTATTGGAAAAACCTTATATGCTTGATCCAAAATTAGCGGCAGATACACGGTTAATTAGCTTCCATACTACGGAAAACCAAGATTTTAACCAGTTTATTACGCGCTATTTTGATAACATGAACATCAAAGTTTATGAGCAAAATGGCGTGGTTTACCTTGCTCATATTGAAACTAAACCGCCTAAAATTATCAAAAAAAGTTTTGTTTATAATCCTGTTCATCGGGATACGGAATATCTTGCGCAGTTTCTACAAGGAGATGGACAAGTCTCGGCAAGTGGAGATAAGCTTGTTTATTATGGAACGGTTGAAGATATCGCAAGAATTAAATCAGTCTTACAGTCTGTTGATACGCCAAGTCGTGAAGTCGTTGTAACAGGTTATGTTTTTGAAGTGCAAGACATCGTCAAAGAAGGTAGCGGAATTAATCTATTAGCAAAATTGCTATCAGGAAAACTCGGCATAAACATTGGTTACAAACAAAACTATGAAAATTTCATTACGGTAAATGCCGGTAATTTAGATGCTATGATTGAGTTATTCCGCACGGATGAACGATTTCAGGTGGTGAGTAGCCCTACGTTACGGGTTAAATCCGGTTCAAAAGGTAATTTTTCGGTAGGTTCTGATGTGCCTGTTTTATCCAATGTGACTTACCAAAATGGCCGTCCGGTTCAGTCTATTGAATACCGTTCCTCCGGAGTTATTTTTGATATTCAACCAACGATTAAAAGTAATGCTATTGATTTAAAAATCAATCAGCAGCTATCTAACTTTGTAAAAACTGATACAGGGGTAAACCAGTCCCCAACACTGATTAAGCGCGACATAGTAACTGATGTCACTGTTAAAAGTGGTGATGTGATTGTTTTAGGTGGGTTAGCCGAAAACAAAATTACAGAAGGTGAAACTGGCTTTTCCTTTTTGCCTAAAGGTATTTTAACAGGGAAGTCTAAATCTAATACAAAAACTGATATAGTTATCTTGTTACAAGTGAAGATGATTTAAAAGTAAAAGCTACAAAGGGTAAAGGCGTTATACGCCTGCGCTTTGTGGCTTTTACGATACAGCTTAACTTATAGGAGAATAGATATGTCTGAATCAGTGATGATAGATAGAAATCTTATGAGATTTTTCCCATTTATAGGTGGTTTATCAAGAGATGAATATAAAGATAAACTTATGGAAAATGATAGTGTTACTCCTGAGATTTTAGAGAAAGAATTATCAATATATGATTATATTGATAAAAATTATTCTAATGCCTTAAAACAAGCCAGGGAAGAGGATGTGTTATTTGAATTCGTTATGGAACAATGCAGACTTTTGAAGGATTTAAATATTGTTTTAGGTGAAACTGATGATGTTGTCATCAAAAAAATATTTGCTCGTTTATCTCAAATCCAGAAAGAAGAAGAAAATCGGATTAAAAATGAAAATTTGCGTAAGAAACAGAAAAAGATGAAAAGAAAACTTAAGGCAAAAAACAGACAAAAATAACTTTCTAGTAAATGGGGGTGTCGGGGGAAAATGCAGTGCATTTTCTCCTGACGTAAGGGGCAGCGGCTGCAGCCCCGTGAACCCTGCTCAATGTGTTTTGAAAAAATGAATATGTTGCGCGTTCCATTCTTAAAAAAATCACAAAATTAAAATCGCCCCTGCAAATACGTAAACGGCCGTCAAGTTTGCTCAGGTGTTTATGCGAAACGTGCCTTGAATTTATCTTTACTTATAATCATTCAATCCCATAACTTCATTTTTCCGCTTGTTACATACCTTATCAGCCCTAGATTTCATCATGTTTAACTAGTGAGAGTGACTTGTGTATAACTCTGTGATCTTCTTAATCCGTAGCTTTCGCTTACCTTATAACTAATTTCGCATAATGTATATTATGTTAAATAATATATTATCAAAGTCACAATTTAACTTCACCACTCTTATTACCGTGTAACATTATCACGTCGAGATTTTTGAGATTTTGAATCGTTAAACATCGTTAGACGTTAAAATCTATTTTCAGGAAGGAAGAATTGAATGGGATATGCATACAATCAATATAGATTGTTTACCATCTTCTTTTTATCGAAATATATAATCTGTCAACCTGATTGCAATTGAGAATT